TCTTCGACCTCCATCTTGAGCTTCTTATAAATATAGAGCGGGTCGTTGGCGATGATTTCGTCAATGGCCTGCTCAATTTCATATGCGTTCTCTGCATCCGTCAGCTGGTCAGAGGTATGAGCCAGACGCATCAGCAGACCGCAGGAGTTGTAACCCTTGTCAATATCGAAACGAAACCAGTCCTCGAACTGGCTGTAGGGATTATAAGGGTTGTCGGTCGTCGTCAAAAAGCATCGAATCATAGTTCAAAGCCTTCCTTACTTATTCAGTGCACTGTAAACAGTGGATTTAGGAACACCACAAGTTTGTGCAATTTCCTCGTATGTATAGCCATTGGCGAGCATTGCTTTTGCTTTGCTCAGCTTCGCACTTGTCATGACTGTTGCAGTCTTCGGCATCGCCCGTTTGACGATTTCATCTGATGCAGATGCATTCAGAATCTTCGTCAACTTGGAATCGGAAATTGCGCCTTTCTGCACAGCTTCCCATTCACGGTCAGTAAACGTAATGCGCGTTTTGCTTCCACTTGCACCAATCGAATCGCGTGCACGCTGCATCTCGACAGAAGAAATCTTCTTGATTTCCTTCTTGTCCGCCTTGGGGTCGAGACCCAGCGCCTGAATCTTCGCTTTGATGTTTGTGTTTGCAATCACCATTGCACGGCGTTCTTTCGGCTTGTTGGCAATAACAGCTTCGAGCTTCGCATTGATGGAGTCAACTTCTGCGCGATACTCTTTTGCGGCCGCTGGACTATAGACTAAGCCTTTCATATTTGCGGCCTCTTTTCGAGCCTGCCGGGCAAGTCCCTTCAGTTCATTGGAGAAGTCCGCATACAGATTCTCCTGCACAGTGCCAGAAGAGAGCGTGCGTGCATCGGGCGTCATGGAGATGAGGCTGACCTTCGTCTGTGCCTCTACCTTCTTGCCTGTCTTTGGGTCGATGTAGGTACGGCCAGACTCTTTATAAATCAGCTCGCCGGTCTCCTTATCAATCCGGGGGCTGCCCTTACGCTCAGGAACATACAGAGTCTGCTTACGGCGGGACAGCAGTGTGGATGCACCGCCTGCTTTCTCATTGCCGTCTTCATCCAGATGAATCTGCCACTTCTTTTTCAGCTCCTGGATACCATTCTCCCGCTCGGATCGCTTGTAGTCCAGCTTGTGCTTCTCGGCATCGATAACGACCATCGAATGTTTGACCGCACGGGCGATTTCATCTTCACCCGCACCACGAAGTGTCATGTCCGTGATGAGGTTGGAGATGATGCCCATCTCTTTCTGCTTCTCTTCCTTTTTCATCAAACGGACGCCATTTGGATTGCCTTCAGGAACAGCATAAGCAGTTTTCGGGTCGAAATCTTTCAGGTCTTTCAATGCCGCAGTGGCCTTGATGTTGACCTTACTGGAAATCGGGATGGCAACCACAGTATCGCCATCGAAGTCTGCACCAGACAGGCGTTCTGCAACCTTGGAGTTGATGCCGATTGCGTCCTGAATGTTGCCGAAGTTCCGCTTGCCACTGACATTCTTGTTGTTGACCGTGACAATGGGAATCTCGAAAGTGCCTGCATGGGGATAGCGAATCAAAGCAAGCTGTGTACCATTCTCGTAGGTTGGGCAGTAGCATTCCTTCTCGCTGATTTTGGTGAGCGGCAGAATAACCTTGGTAGATTGACCCGGGAAAGAAGAAGCCTTCAACGTCATGGAGTTGCCCTCGCAGGTATCTGCGAAGTCCAGCAAAAGCTTTTTCTTAATAGTCGGGTTGTCATACTGCATAATCTCTTCGTACTCAGCCTTGCGGTCGGCCAGAGTAAGGTTGAGCTGCTGCTTGATGAGCTTAATGGGCTGTTTGGAAAGGAACTGCGAAGACAAATTCTTTGCCATCGTGTCCCACTCGCCTTCTTCACGAAGCTTATTGATGGGAGACAGATGCTTCTTACCGTCGGCACCAACATACTCGCTTTGGCCAGCGGCACTGAGCGCTGCGCCAAACGGATTGTCCGGGTCGTCCTTGATGGGTTTAAGAACCTTCATCTTAGGCGTACCGGAAGGTTTATTCGTATTGAAAATGACATCGTATCCATCAGGCACATCATCAGAGTAAACAGCCATGCCCTTGAGGTAGTGGCTGTTGTCCACCATGATACGAACCTGTGCATAATGACTATTGCCAAGGCTCAAGTCGTCAACACCGCGGCGAATCTCGATGACACCATCTTTGTCCAAGCCGCCTTCGTCGCCATAGCGAATTGCAACACGGTCAGAACTCATGCTGGATGGGCGCTGAAGCTTCTGAAAAGTTTGACCACCGTCATCCGAATGGTAGTCACCAAGAGACTGAATATCACCCTGATGCTGGTAAGCATACTTCTGGTCGAACTCGGGTTTTGCCAGAACAGTAACATTCGTCTGCTGGTTGATGTTGGTGGGCTGGCGAATGCCGACGCCATAGCGCTGATAACCATACTCGGCCTCAAGGATATAAATAGCCTCGTCAAGCTTGCCTTCAGAGACGCCCAAAACCAGATTCGAGCCTTCAGACACATCAATCATGCCCTTTTTATCGACTTCCGCCTTCAGTGTCTCTGCGATTTTCTGAGCCTGATTTGCCTTCTCCCCGATGCCGTTGTTGTACATCGAACGGACAGTAGACTCGGAAAGACCCAGCTTATTGCCGATTTCGACCCATCCCAGACCGTCCTGCTTCAAAGCACGAATCTGGTCGTACTGAAGTGCTTTTCGTTCATGAAGAGCCTTCTGCTGAGCAACGCGGAACTCGGTCGTACCCATTTTATACTCGTCGGGCAGGGTTGCGTTGATTTGCTCCAGAATCTCCTTCTCGGTGAACTTTCCAGTTTTCTTCAGCTCCTCCACACGGGAGAGAAAATCGCCAGAGCGCTGGTAAGGATTCTCACCAGAACCCCAAGGATAGCGCCCGGAATGACGTTTCGTGCCATAGTGTTCAAGGCTGTCGATGTCATCGTCCGTGTCATAGAAGAATTTAATGTCTTTTTCAATCGGATTCATGCTGCTTCTCCTAACTTCAATTCCGTAATGATTTTATCGAACTCTATGATTTTGTCCATGATAGGCTTGATTTCAGCCTCGGTCGGGTTGACCGTAAAGACATCATCGTTCTGATAAATGCGGTTTTCAATCTGAATGTCCTGAGGGCGGACATGATATTCCAGACAGAAAAGCGCGTCATAAATAAAGAGCTGCTCCATATGTGCAGGAACAGCTCCGGTTTTGAGGTCGTGGATTCGCAGTAAATTGTTCTTAAAGCTGATAGAATCTGCCGTGCCAAAGCAGTTGCCCGAATAATAGAGCACCTGTTCGGGGGTCATGCGGAAACCAATAGCATCATTGACATACGCATTCAGCGTCTTTTTACTCTTCGGCAGCTTCTGACCAAGAGCAATGCACTCTGCTGCAAATGCGTGCAGGCGGGTGCCGGTCTCTTTGGCCTGATAGCTCGTATAGGTCTCAACAAGGCGTGCATCATCGTAGTTTATCCAATGATACTTACTCGCGCCCAGAAAGGCGTGCTGACCTACGAGCCTTGAATGTTCGTTCCAAATCATTCAGTATCTCCTCCTTGTTTTCGGGATAGATAAAAGCTGCATAACTCATGCCGTTCATCTTTTCTACGTAGTAGTCCTGATTCGGGCGATGAGATGCTTTTGCCGATTTCTTGCCTTCCAGTGCGGCCCATGTGTTTTCGTACAGAACCAACAGGTCAGGAATTCCCTGAATCTCGTTGGGGTCTGCATGAAGTACGATGCAGCCGGGAAAGCGAGTTTTCAACTCTTTTACCAATCCGGTCTTGAATGTGTTTTCTAACATACCAACCTCCAAAATAAAAAGGAGTAGAGCACGTCTGAGACGCATTCTACTCCTCCTCATAAAAGAGGCAGATATTTTCGCGTGAATTTTTGACATTTGCAGGTCGTTTGGACAAAAAGAAAAGCTCTTACGTAATTCACGTAAGAGCCCAATGGGAATCATTCTTTATTGTGTTTAGTAACCGGACGATCAAAATCGTTAACATATGTGTAGCCTTCCTTGAGTGGCTCGCATCGAGCATCAGCCTCCGCTATTTTAATAGGAGAAGCATGTTGCCCCGCTGGAAGCCTTCTAGGATAACCCGGCACATGAGATATGGATATTGTATCTGCTGTATTATCTACGACAACTGAGTCTTCTTTAACAACAGCTTCCTGTACAGAGTATTCCGATGAGTCCGTATGTAAATCCGAAGAATTTGTAGTTATCTCGGTTAGACCTATTTGCTCTTTGAAATTTTCCAGTGCACTTTTTACACCCATCGCAGCACATAGTCCAACGATTACTGTTCCAACTACTGTTTCAACTGGGTGCTCACGAAGGCTCTTCTTATATCTCTCCCAAAGAGTAAGTCTTGAAGCCGTAGGTCCGTCAATGGTTTCTTTTCCAGTGCTAGGCTCATCATCTAAGGTCATATCGCCTGCAGACACGATTTCTTCGGATTCTCCAACTGTTTCGCTTTCCTCTCTGTCAGTACAAACATTATACAATTTTTCGTCCGTCACCATAGGCCACTCCTATTCTCTGACTTATACAGCTTGGTATATTGTTATCAGTATAGCACAGGAGCGTATAAATGTAAAACAGCTTATATCAATGTACCCTCACCTTCCTTCGTCACTACATGGGGCCATAGGCATTTAGGCAAAAAGAAAAGCCCCTGCGTGGTTAGCGCAGAGGCCGTAGAGTATATAATTGATTTAATCGTCTTCATCCCAATACGGGTCAGGATAAATATTTTCCCAATCGTAACTTGCCTCTTCGGTGGGACAATTTACCGTACCGTCATCGACATCACTTTGCGGATAATTATTGCCGCATTCCGGACACTGCCAAACATCATCTTCGTCAAGATGCATTTCAGAATGACACTCTTGGCAATACTGTTTACCAGTTTCAGCATCCCAACCGGGAGTATGGAGCACCTCGTGTGTTATAAAGCCATCTTCATGATGTCTGGTCCAGAGTATGTTGATGTCACAGTCTCCAATGGTAGACCATTTTTCATCTCCGTCAGGAAGTTTAACCCGTACCTCATATGGCACTAGGTATTTTGCATAAGAATCAATCATACTGTTTACCTCTCGAAAAAGTGTGTCAGATTATCGGGCGGTTTCAATATACACTCTTTATCAAACTTACGCAAGTCTAATACATGAACAAGGCATGAACTTTCCGTGTCATGCCCAAAAAACCACTTTTAATCCTTACTTATTATATTATTTTTTCAAAAAATTTATTAAATTGAAGAAAAAAGTGGGCTTTTGGGCTTTTCGTGCGTTTTCAACGTACACACGTTAAATTTTATGGCCAAAAATATTTTCAAAAGTGGGCAGAAAGTGGGCTTTTGGGCAGTTTTTCATCAAACAATACCAAAATGCTCCAAAATCCACATGATAAAAAGTATCCCCAATGAAAAAAGACCCATGAATCCCATTACCATCAAAGCCATTTTTTCATCTTTTTTTGCATGTTCCATCTGCTTGAGTTCAATCTCCATTCGCTTAAGCTCAAGCTCTTTTTTGTTCTCAGACTCACGGATTCTCGCCTCATCCACAAATCGATGAGTTTCCTGATAGTCGTCCAGTCTTACCTTTGTTCCACAGTATTCACAGAACATGAAGTCGCGATTGTCATCTTTTACTGCAAGTTCTGCTCCACAGCTCGGGCATTTTACCGTTCGTGCCATCCAGAACACATCCTTTCATGAATTAAGCGTATCATGTTCAAAAGAACCTGTCAAGTTCTTCTTCAATCATTTCGTTACGGATATGTTGAATTTTGTCACTGTCAGCAGTGGGATTGAAATTGGAAGCTTTGATTTTAGCGTAGGTTCTCATGTCTGCTTCAGCTAGAGCCTTTACCCATTGCGAATAGATTGATTTTATAGTTGCGACATGAATACCAAATTTTTCGGCAATTAACTCCGTAGGAACGCCCCGCAGATGCAACGTCCAGATTTCCGAAGCAAGCTTTCTACGCTTTGCGCGCTTCGCTTTGTATTCAGCAACCCGCTCCTCCACAGTCTTCTTCTCAATAATATTAGCAGTCATAATGTTCAACCTCCAAAAATTCATATTATTAAACCCATCGGACATAAAATTTAATCTTACATATTACATCACCTCCTTCAATTTGCGCTACTTAATCCTTCACCAACACATACACGTTTTCCAACGCCACGATAGTTCTGGACTTTTCGCCCTTGAATCTCATAATAGCCAGCCGGTCAAGGTGGGATATGCCAAACATCTCAACAAATCCACTCTTCACCGCCGCGTCATCACCTTTGGCAAACGTCTTGCAGCGCACCCAAAGCTTGTCTTCCTTCGCCAAATCGTTATAGTTAATATCCATATCAAAGTCCATCGTTACTCACCTCTTTCAGTCATACACCTTATACTCGATATTACTCACATGACAGACCGTGTCATAGTTGTCGCCTTCAAAGCGGAATCTCGCCATCCCATTCGAGGTCAAATCCGAAAACTTCTCCAAATATCCGCTTCTCCCGGGCCACGGACGGATAATTTTCATAAAGACCTTATGAGTCATGGCTTTTTCTTGGGTTTCATGCATGGTAATTTCTCCTTTACTCTTATCCTAGAATAAAAAGACAAAGAGCCGCAGATTTCTCCACGGCTCAATGGCTTGATTAGTCGTTCACTTTTGATTTTGCAATACCGATTTCAATAATTCCCAACCGATGCATAATCGGTTCGCACTCCATATCATGCGGCAAGGGCCAGTTATTGCCAATGTCGAGTCCACATTGCGTAAACCCTTTAGTATAACCATGTACCCAAACGCACATTACACCGAGTGTAACAATCATGCCTCCAATAAGTTTCTTCATAATCGTTCATACCTCCAAAATATAATTTTGAGACTAATCATCTCATAAAGCAGACTGAAATTTTCGCGCCATCACCATCACGACTTCACTTCCACATCCGGCAGAATATCTGTATGGAAGTAGAGTTTATAGTGATACGGGTCGGTCATCGTACCAGTAATGTCCTCCACAACGTACATCGTGTAGTCGTTCAGGTAGATATAATTTTTCTTGTACGTATTCGGTCCCGTCTTGATAGTGCACACCAGTTCATTGTCCGAGTTGTTCGTAATCGACATAAGGCCTTCTGCTTCGAGGATGATTTTATCCGTTCGAGCGTTATAAACCGTGATATGCCGCTCCGTCTCAAAGTAGTTTGCCTGCTTCGAGATGTTCGCATTGACTTTATCAGCCTCAGAGCAACCGCACAAGCAGGTCATCAGCATCGCCATACATACCAGAAAACAAACAATACGATTTTTCATAATCCAATCTCTCCTTCATGTTTCAACAGCCACCCTGCGGCAGCATACAAAAAGCTCCGAAGCGATACCGCCGAGTAACAGTCATAGCCCATTACTTCAGACATTCTCACATTCGGAGCCTGCTTACCACGGTAAATTGCATAGTCGAGTGCTCTTCGCATAGCTCTGTCGATAGATTCCGATGATTGACCATACTTTTCGCCAAGAGACGCACATACTGCAATCAAGTTAATTCGCCTGCGCTGCTGGATAAGACTCATTGATTGCTCAAGTGCCTCACCCAGCATTTCAAAGCCTACAGTTCCGTCAGGCACACGCAAATCTTTCAGGAACACACTTATCGTTTCTCTCATGCGCAGGCCTCACAGTTCCAACTGGCAAGCCATCACAACAGATGCCCAGATAACAACAAGTGTGGTAAGCACATCGTCCCGTTTTACTGTTTTGTTCTTGCCGAATCCATATCCGGTTATCATACCTTTACCCAGAACGCACATGATGAACAGGAACAACCCGAATCGTTTCATCACTCTTTCACCATGCTGCCTTTCCGGGTCTGGTCATCCTTCGGCCAATAGGTAAAAATATCATCGAAGACAACCGGAATCTTCTTCTGCAGTTCGAGCAGCAGCGGACACATAAGCTCACGCATCTGAGGATGAGCCGCCACAGGAGTACGCAGCTTGAAGATATTGCGCCACTCACGGTAGTTGGCCGTGACCACGATTTCGGTCTTTAGGCACAGCGGCAGCACACATCGAGCCTGTTCGGGACGCATACCATCAGCAATCATGGCAAGGTACTCTTTTTCAGCCGTCTCACATACTTTGTACCAGTAGCCTTGCTTCTTCATATCTTCCAATGTAAGATTTTTGCGGTCGGGGTCAGGAATATAAAACGGCCGGATAAAGCTCAGCTCCCCACCAAACTTCTCCCCTGCATAGTTGCAGTAGCGGGTGCTCTCCTGCGCAAAGCTTGCGATACGATGCCGCGCCAGTTCATTCGCAATGGCCCGGTCACAGGTGAACAGCACGGACAGCTGAGAATGCTCCAGCATAGCTTCGTGCTCCTGCTTAATAAGAAAGCCCACCAGCTTCTTCGCCGATGAGCCATCCGGGACGATTTTGTTCTCACTCTTGTAGCAGACACGAGCAATCCGCTCAATCTGCTGGAGTTCCTTGATGCCGCCATCCGAGATTTCGGTGAGGATTTCGTACTTAGGTTCAACGATTTTCATTGCTTAACATCCTTTCGTAAATACGTCATAAATAAAAATTTTTCTATACTAGGATAGAACCTTCTTTCGTTTCCAAGAACTCACTCAAAAGCTATTGCATTCATGCACATCCTATGCTACACTCATCGCACAAAATATCACATGGAGGTGTGTATTATGCCGTATGGCAAAGGTATGTGGCGTGGAAACGATGAGCGTGATTTTTATGAACTTTCGCCCGAGCGCCAAGAGATTTTGCTCAACTGGATTCAAAACCATCTATACCCAATCAACACTATCAACTATGCTCATGATTCATCTGTTATTAGAGGGTTGATTGATTTAGGTCCCGGAGAGGACTCATACTTTAGTAACGGTCAGTTCAAAGGTGCAATGCTTGAAGCTGGGTTCAAAGTATCCAGTCGCAAGGCTTGGAATTGGTACTTTAACATATCTGAAAATTCGGACGTTGCATGGCCGGGGAAATGTAATCGGCAAACTCCAGCCGTAACACCTCGCATTCCTCGTAGGCGATAACGTCCTGTTCTTGGAGAATTTCCAGCGCATCCTTTACCCGATGCGTACCACTCACAATAATGGCCTGGTATCCGTTCCGCCCTTTCCGAATCATATCACAAAGCCTACCCACATCATGTACAAACTGAGGCCATGTCATGATGGAAGTCTTATGCTTCGGATTCCAGCCAATTTGGACGTTAAGCATTTGCCATTCCTCGAAAACAGGAACGCCCTGCTCCCGAAGGAAATTTGCTGCTGTAGTCTTTCCTGTAGGTCCCTGAGGGCCATCAATAGAAACCACACTGTACTCTCCGCTTTCGAGTTTCTGCTTGATGACGGGGAGTTCTTTTTTTAATTCTTCATACGTCATAACATTTTTCTCCTTTATTATGTTTCACGCCAAAAACTTGAACAGGATAAACCACAGGCACTTCAGGGTGAATGCAATGACAATCAGCCATGCGCAGACTGTGACAGTCACACCCAAAACACCACCGATAAAATGACCAATTTTCTCATACATATTTAGTCTTCCTCCTTCTGGTATCCGATGAAATCGCCAACACCAATGTCACCGTTGATGCAATCGTGCCTCATGTACAACACCGGAGCCAGTTCTTTATAATCCTTGGGATTCACCCCATTTGCCCTCATCATGAAGTTGGACATCTCACTCGTTGCCACTTCAAGACTATATACAGTCACCGGACAGAACTCCCTCCCACATTTGCGGCAACGGTAAATCTGATGATACAAAGGCTCGCTCATACTATCACCCTCCCTCCTGACTTTAATTTATTCTCTGCCGCTAACAGCTCAAAGATGGCCGCTGACGTGTACTCCGGCTCGCAAAAATTGAAATGATTCTGTGCAATTTCCAGTTCCCGGAGTGGATTGCGGAATTTACGCCTGCGTGCACTTTTGAAAACACCTATCATCCAATCGTCGGGAGAACTGAGTATCAGGAAGTTGATAAAGAAAGCGATGATTTTCTCCAGCATAGTTATTTCTCCTCTCTAAAAAGTAAGAGCCGCAGATTTCTCCACGGCTCAACTCACGTATTAGTTTTCGTTTATCAATTTCTTGATTTCTTTGCACAAATCATCGTATTCTTGCATATTATACATAATCCCCCCTACCCACCATTTCATATCTCTTTTATCCATAGCTTGTAGTGCAGTCATAATGTACACAGCATCTTTTGATTTTTCTGCAATTTCTCTCATGATTTTGATATCAATCATAACTAATCACCTCCATAAAGGAAGCTGTTATTTTCGCGTCTTCTCCTCAAACTTCAGAGGCTTCACCGTACCCTCTCGTGCGCACTCCGTCAGGCATTCGTTGCAAGGCTCATCCGTCTCCAGCACATTGAAGTTCTTGCACTTCGGGCAGTAGGTCGCATAATCTACTTCACGCATCCAGCCGTTCATACAATAATTCCTCCCATATCTTTCCAAATAGGATAAAGAATCATAAGTTCTTTGCCGCATTTAGGACAACCCAAATACAGCTCTTGTGTATGTGTAATCCGCATCGTATCCGGATAGAAAGCCTTCAATCCACGATGTACAACCCTTGCGAGAATCACGCCACAGTCACAATGAATATCTTCGCCGCCCTCGTCATCAGGGTTCTCGCATTTTTGTACATCACTGGCATTCTTTTGGTCGGATTCGATGGGTGCCGAATTAAACCTATCATCCAGCTCCGGGTGGGTCGTCCGCTGGTTCAAAGCCCACAGCAGGTTCCAGCAGGCAGCGCGCAGATGGTCTTCGTCGTCCATACCAACCATGTACTTTGCCAGATGGCGTGCGGCGCTGTCCAGCAGAGAATGCAGTGGGATGCCTTTGTCCACGTTATGCTCGCCATATTTCACCGCACCATCTTCGCAGTGCTTGCTGACCTCCATGACGCCATACCAAGGAAGCAAATCCATGCGGCCCTTACCAGCGTGCATATCGCGTTTAGCACCGGTTTCAAACTCGGTTCGCTCTCCAGAATCTTTAATCATGCTTAACCTCCATAAAATTTCCTCTCGTTAAATCGTTTCTTATCGCTCAAAGCCTTAGAAATCGCCATATCGATACCGGCATGGCTCTTGAGGTGATAGAAATATAAATCTCTGTACGGCGTATTCAGGCGGTCAATTCGCCCTGCGGCCTGCTCCATGATTTTGTAGGAATAGTTCTGCGAGTAGAATATAATGGTATCCGTCTTGATGCAGTTCCAGCCCTCGGCACCGGCATTGTACTGCACGAGATAAACCCATTTGTCTCCGCTCGGAATTGGCTGATGTTTATGCCCATTCCACTGAGCCACCTCAACACCGTGGTCATAAGGCAGGCTCAGTAAAATATCCAGCTCGTAGTCAAAATTGTAGAAAATAATGACTCTTGGCCGTGTCATACAAATATCAAGCACTTCCTGCTGGCGGGATGCATCGGTGTTGACTACTTTTCGCAGCGAATAGCAGAACTCGCAGGCCGTCTCGATTGGCCTGCCTTCCCAAGGATTCCAACGGCTTTTGCATATCTGTAAGTACGCTGGTTTATCGTAGCCCACATAAATTTTCTCGTGATGAGCTACGGTCTGTCTCTCAAAGTCCATATCAACCAGTACTCGCTCTCTCAATCGTACAAGCCGCTGCGTATTCAGATACCTGTCAATTTTCGGGAATTTACTGAATCTGCTGTAAACGACGTGCTGATTGTTGAACTCCGTCTTGTTCCTGTAAAAACCGTTGGCGATGAACACAGGAATGTAATCCGTCCAGCAGTCTCCGGGCGTCGCACTGAGTAGTATCCATTCGTTCACCTGTGTAATTTTCAGGAACGATTTGACCCATGCGCCGCTGCCAACAACACGCTGTTCATCGAATATAAAGAATGCATTCTTTATGCCAACGTACTTTCCGATATTGTTCCATGAATCGATCACCACTGAATGCTCGTAAATATCCAGCCTTGGGTCTTGAGACATGAAAAAGGGCGTGAGTTCTTCATCCCACTCCCCTGTATCGCGCTTGCGTGCAGTTGTAATGATGTACAAATCAGGCGGTTTCGTCATTGGCACATAACTTTGCGTGTTCACCTGCCCGCCATAAAGACGATAGTAGAACGCCAGACTTGTGCGAGATTTGCCGCTTCCTACGCCGCCGCAAAGGATACAGCCGATTCTCATGCGCTCGACAGCATCCAGTTGGTAATCGTAGAGCTTTACTCCTCCCATCAGGGGTATCACCTCCGTTCCGTGTGAACATGAATTGACGATTTCCGGCAGTGATTTTCGTATGCAAGAAGCGCAATCGTCGCCTCTTCTTCGTCCTCACCCTCACCTCTGACGGTATAGGAAAACAACTCTTTTCCGTTCTTTGTGAATACTTTCCATAGTTCTTTGCCTTTAGTAGAGTCCGTGTTTTTTGCAGTAGGAAGCATACTGGAGTCCCTCCTTGTCAGCCTCTCTCATGATTTCCTGCAGCGTCGGGCCTTTTGCTTTCTTTTTAGGCTTCGGCTTGAACGCTTCCATTTCCGCTTTGGCCGCAGTTCGCTTGGCGCGTTCCTTTTGACATTTTTCAGCCAGAAGCTCTTGCCTCCGCTTTTCTTTGCATTCCGGGCAAAAGGCTGTTGCAACAGGGACATCTTTCAATTCTTTGCCGCATATTATGCAAACTTTGTCGGTTATTGTGGCTCCCATTTTTCGACCTTCCTTTACAATAATGTGCATGGCTCTTCGCCATTGGTGGGACAGGCAGGACTCGAACCCGCAGTAAACCAACTTACTATCCCAAAATAAAAAGAGCCTCAGATTTCTCTGAAGCTCTCCTTCCGTAAAGGAATCAGATTATTTCGCGTCGTTCTCCGGCTTGTAAGGATGAACATCCAAACGCGTCTTCCCATGCTCGTCCGTCCAGAAAGTAAATTCTTCCGGGTTATGGAATATCTTTTCGTACTTATCGATAAACTCCTGCGGCAGGTCGCCGAAATCGTCTTCCGTCAAACCGACAATCAAGAAAGGTCCCACAATAATGTCGTAGGGTACACCAAGGTCAGTTGCAAGAACTCTGTTATAGCGCTCAAAAGCGTCATCAGCCAGCTTTCCTTCCTCGTTGCAAATAAGAGCCACAAGGTCGTCCCACGGATACACTGCCTGAATCGAACCACCGACTTCTTTTTGGAGCGATTCAAGCGAGCCATCGATTTCCACGACTTTGGGGTACTTCTTGGGTTCAATTTTCAATGCCTTCATATGTTCAACCTCCAAAATATCACTTTGAGCTATCCCCTGCTGAGAACGCCATTTGCGACGTGGGCACTCATAGGACTGGTGCATCCAACCAGAGACTGACTCCGGCACTCGAAATATCAAAGCTTAGTAAATTTCGAGGTCTGCAACTCTCTTATCGATTTTCCGACGCTCGATGACATCGGGTGCAGCATTTGTAATACTGACCAAATAGAACGGAATGCCGTAACTCTTAGCCGTAATGTTTTCGACGATGCAGCCGCGGAACTCGCGCGCTTCATCAAAAACACCAATGAAGTAATCTGCCTCAGCCAGCTTCTTGATGGACTCACCGAGATACCACACGGCCTCATTCACATTTTTCGGAGGGTCGTCCTCAAAATAGGTCGGAATGACATCGAGTTCTTCGTCAAACACGGCTTCGGCAATTTTGTGGAGTCGGTCAAAGGTCTTACGAATATCTTTTTCACCCCGCTTGCGCATAGGGCAGCTGATAAAAAGTTTTTTCATATTGTCCTCCTTAGAACGGCATATCGTTTCCACCTGCAGGCTCTGCCATATTTGCCTCAGGTGCAGCGTAACGGGCGGCATATGGGTCAGAATCTGCATCCTGCTCAACGTACATGACATCGGCATACAGGCTGAACTCACCCGGATTATTGCGCTTCTCCACAAGGTTGCACAGGCAGTTGACGTTCTTGACACGGATGTAATCCAGCTGGCTCACCATGTCAATGTCGCAGAGCAGCTTCTTGCCGGTGGTAGTCACCCAGTAGACGTGCGGCGGCCACTTCGACTCCATGTTAACATTGACCGGAACAAACCAAGTCGGCTGGAACGGCTCATCGTACATACGCTCCGGGTTCGGCTTGGTCTGCCTGACCGTAACGCCCAAGTCCATCAGATGGTGTGCCAGCTCGTCGGTCGGAATGACAAGATTTACCCGGCGCTTATTGGAGCCAAAGCGGTCACGGCTGGGGTCGCCGCTGAAGTTGGTAGTAAAAATAAAGCGAGTATCCTCGATAGATACCTTCTGGCGTTTGTTAATCATAAATATCAGTCTCCTTTTATCTTACATCAAAATTCTGCGCAGCTTCGTCCTGCACATCGTCCCACGGAATATCGGGCTTCTGCCAAGGCGCTTCACCTGCGGAAGTAAAACCCTCAAAGTCGCCATACTCCGAAATGGCTTCAACTGCTTTCGTCGCCATCTTGTCGAAGTAGGTGCGGTCGATGGTTTCTTCCAAATGCAGGTTATAGACCATCTCGCTTTCCAGCCTACGATAGTCTTTTGCTCCGGTCACAGAGTCGTACTTGGTCTCGCCGTTGTCTTTCACCCCGGCTTCCCGCATGAGCAGCGCACCGCCGCATCCGGGTTTAATCGGGCAGAACTGGCCAACGCGGCCCACGAAAATATAATTGTGTTCACCTTCCGGCAAATCCTCGTTTTTGTCGAGGTAAATTGCACCCTTGGACACCGATTTGGTCTCGCAGAGGTCATTGAACACAATATCTTCGTGGGAGAAGAGCGTCTTGAACACATACGGCACCTGAAACTGCGTACCGGTAGCCGTCCATTCTCCGCCTTCTTTTTCGTTGTCCCCCGGCACATACCCATACTGCGCTTTGCAGGAATCAGCATCCATGTACTTCGCAATATAAACTGCATTGTTCACAAGACACATCCGGTCATAAGTAGCTTCATGCTCGAACTGATAGCCATACTTCTCTGCGAATTTCATGCAGAAATCGATAATTTCCGGCGTTGCACCGGGAATCTTGATGGAGTCGGTCTTAATGTGCGCCACCGTAAAGCCGCGCTGCTGCACCTCATCCTGCAAAGTGCGCATAAATAAAGCCCCTCGAAGCGCCACGATGTTGTTGGCGTTCTTGGGGTTGCGGAAGGGATTATCGAAGGTCGCACTGGTCAGACCGTACACCGAGTTGATGGCAATTTTCAGCGCCTGCGCCAACGCTTTTGCCTGCGCAGGGTCATCCAGATACTTGGCCAGCTTGCCGCCGAAAAGCTTCTTTGCCTTGTCATACTCACCATGTTTTACATAAATACATA